TCACTCTGAGGGCGCTTTTAGTCTCAGGCGGCGGTTCTCCAGCGCCCGACGCACAAACATAAAGAACAACGCCCCCAACGCACACCAGAAAATTCCACTCAGCAACCAGGCCATCTCCTGCACTATCGTGCGCGACGGGATAAACAGCAGGCGCAGCACCACCAGACAGATTGGCGCGGCGAGCATCGCCCCCACCAGCGGGCGGATGACCTCCCCTCCACGGGAAAGAAAGCTGGCGGCAGCGCCCGGCAGGGTAAAGAACAATAATCCCAGCTCAGGACGCCCGGCGGCAATAAATGCCCCTCTGACGTTAAACCTCAGGCAGACGCATACCCCGGTAAAAAGCAAAAAACAGCAGGCCACCCCAAACCAATTACGTTTAATATTCAAATCGTCCCCCTACTTCGCGGGCAAATTCATTTATCGTCCGATGGACACACAGTCAGATGAGTTATATGGCATTCCCTGCCTGAACGGCGCGTCGAAACGCAATCGCTGTCAGATGTTGCTGTCTGTTATAAATAAAGTAATAGTTTGGTATTATTTTGCGATATATATTATAGTGTGCGGTCAGGAGCCAGGCGCTCCTCAACGCTGGGCAAACAGTAGCCTAAATCACCTGTCCCTTCAACCACTTACTGGTAAACAAGAAGTTATCCTTCGTGAACATAAACGTCGCAGAATTGTTAAACGGCAATTACATCCTGCTGTTATTTGTGGTGCTGGCACTGGGCCTCTGCCTGGGTAAATTACGCCTGGGGTCAATCCAACTGGGTAATTCTATTGGCGTTTTAGTCGTCTCATTATTATTAGGCCAGCAGCATTTCAGTATTAACACCGATGCGCTTAATTTAGGCTTTATGCTGTTTATTTTTTGCGTCGGTGTTGAAGCTGGCCCCAACTTTTTTTCTATTTTCTTCCGCGACGGCAAAAATTACCTGATGCTGGCGCTGGTGATGGTCGGCAGCGCCCTGCTGATCGCCTTAGGCTTAGGCAAACTGTTTGGCTGGGATATCGGCCTGACGGCGGGGATGCTGGCCGGTTCGATGACCTCCACGCCGGTGCTGGTTGGCGCAGGGGATACGCTGCGTCATCTCGGCCTGGATAACGCCCAGCTGTCGCTGGCGCTGGATCACCTCAGCCTCGGCTATGCCCTGACCTATCTGATCGGTCTGGTGAGCCTGATCGTCGGCGCACGCTATCTGCCTAAACTGCAGCATCAGGATCTGCAGACCAGCGCCCAGCAAATCGCCCGCGAGCGCGGTCTGGATACCGACAGCAAACGCAAAGTCTACCTGCCGGTGATCCGCGCCTACCGCGTCGGCCCGGAGCTGGTAGCCTGGGCCGACGGCAAAAACCTGCGCGAGCTGGGCATTTATCGCCAGACCGGCTGCTATATCGAACGCATCCGCCGTAACGGCATTCTGGCAAACCCGGACGGCGACGCGGTACTGCAGATGGGCGACGACATCGCTCTGGTCGGCTACCCGGATGCCCACGCCCGTCTCGACCCTAGCTTCCGCAACGGTAAAGAGGTGTTCGACCGCGACCTGCTCGACATGCGCATCGTCACCGAAGAGATCGTGGTTAAAAACCACAACGCCGTTGGCCGCCGCCTGGCACAGCTCAAACTGACCGACCACGGCTGCTTCCTTAACCGGGTGATCCGCAGCCAGATTGAGATGCCTATCGATGACAACATCGTCCTGAACAAAGGCGATGTGCTGCAGGTGAGCGGCGACACGCGCCGCGTGAAGACCGTTGCCGACCGCATCGGCTTTATCTCCATTCACAGCCAGGTGACCGATCTGCTCGCCTTCTGCGCCTTCTTTATCGTCGGCCTGATGATTGGGATGATCACCTTCCAGTTCAGCAACTTCAGCTTTGGTATCGGCAACGCCGCCGGTCTGCTGTTCGCCGGGATCATGCTTGGCTTCCTGCGTGCCAACCACCCGACCTTCGGCTACATTCCCCAGGGCGCGCTGAACATGGTGAAAGAGTTCGGCCTGATGGTGTTTATGGCGGGCGTCGGCCTAAGCGCGGGCAGCGGCATTGGCCACAGCCTGGGCGCGGTAGGCTGGCAGATGCTGGTGGCCGGGTTGATCGTCAGCCTGGTGCCGGTGGTTATCTGTTTCCTGTTCGGCGCCTATGTGCTGCGCATGAACCGCGCCATGCTGTTTGGCGCGATGATGGGGGCCCGTACCTGTGCCCCGGCGATGGAAATCATCAGCGACACCGCGCGGAGCAACATTCCGGCGCTGGGATACGCTGGCACCTATGCCATTGCTAACGTGCTGTTAACCCTCGCGGGCACGCTCATCATCATCATCTGGCCGGGGCTGGGATAAAAAAAATTTGCGCAATGGCGAAAAAATTTTCGCTATGCGCAGAACTTTTCCCCCAGACGTCAGTCATAACTATTGCCACTGCTTTTCTTTGATGTCCCCAATTTGTGGAGCCCATCAACCCCGCCGTTTTGGTTCAAGGTTGATGGGTTTTTTGTTGCCTGAAATCCACTATCCATCAAATCAATCACTTACAGAGCCACTTTCCATTGCATGGCGACAAAGTGGCGGCAGAGCTAAAATCTGTCGCAAAAAACTGAGTTCACTCCACCTGATTTTTGCCCCTCCTCACTCCTGAAAATCTTCGATTCCCGGCAGTAAATGAATAAAATCAGAAAAAATAGAAAGTAAGGAAAGCCGGATGTTCGAATTTTACCCCGAGAAAACCTACAGCAGAACGGAAGTCATGAGCACACCAAGCCCGGTTCCCGCCATGAATGGTATTTATTTTTGGTGGTTTAAAGAAATACCGCCAGGTGTGCCTACAGACGGCTGCATAACATATGACAACTACACCCTGCTGTATGTAGGTATCTCACCAGATCAGCGTGGAAAACCCAACAGCCGTTCAAATTTAAGGAAACGTATCAAAACGCATTACAGCGGCAATGCTGCTGGCTCAACTCTTAGACGCACGCTTGGCGTGCTACTGAGTGGAGAAAGCTGCTTTCCCCTGCGCCGGGTTGGAACTGGCTCAAGAATGACATTCACTCACCCAGGCGAACAGTGGCTTGATGCCTGGATGGAAAAGAATGCCAAAGTTCACTGGATACCTGTCGAAGCGCCATGGGAACTTGAGGACATGCTGATTGCATCGATTCCCCTACCATTAAACATTCAGGGGAATGCTCATGATTTTAAAATTACGCTTTCAGGAATGCGTAGTCAGGCTGCAGCAGAGGCAAGATTGATGGAGATTGCTGATGAAAGGGGTTTTAGAAGACGGCTACTGGCGCAGTAAAAAACTACGCCAGTAATACTGGATCAGTAAGCTAATTGTTCCTGCATTCCTTTCGGATGAGGCGGTGCGGCGCTGATTTTTTGCGGACGGCATACAGAACGCACAAACGTTTCATGCGTCACGAAAGTATGCCCGCACTCAATATTGGTGCACTGGTTATATCGTTCTTTGGTTTCACTGGAAACCTGAAAGCTACTGCGTGTATGCGCGGCCTGGCCGCACATCGGACAATTAATCATTTCATTCAGCCCTCACTCTTAACCAGTTCGCAATAATGATACATTACTGTTCTCAATTTGGAACTAATAATTCAATTTCGAACTCATCTATTTTTACTTCGAGGTCCAGGCTGGTCGTAAAGCCACTGTCTGGGTTGACTGTATGTGTCAGTGTGGTAATCGTCCACTCAGCATCATCAATGGGCTGTTTAAAGCCGCTGACTTTCACCGGCATTTCCGTATAGAGATCGGCCCGACCTTCTGCGAGCTGCAGGGAAAATGAAGCCACCCCGCGCTGCAGCCGTTCCCACTGCATCTTTGCCGCCCGCTCAGCGTTAGCCCTGTTTGCATAGGTCCGGTTAAGTACCAGCACGTTTTCATCCGTACCGACCAGGTAATGCCCCTGCTTAGCCTCCGGCTCATTTGGTTTCGTGGTCTTCCTGCGGCGGCGCTTAACTTTCGTCGTTTCCTTTGTCTTTGGCTCCCGGGTATGCAGCCAGCTGGCAATAACGCCGGTATAAGCGCCACGGTCTGCAAGGGTGAAACGGTGGCCGTCACCATTCTTTCGCGTGATGGTCACAACCGGCAGCGGCTTTCCGCTTGCCGTTCTCCCCTGCCCCTGCCGGATAAACAGCAGGTTGCCACTTTTGACTGATGCTATAGCCCCGTACTGGCGTGCGAGCTTCATCAGAAAACTCGCGTCGCTTTCGTTCGTCTGGTCCAGGTGATCCAGCGGCCGGTCTGCCAGGTCCTGACCGATAGCCATTTGCAGATTATGGCGGGTGGCGATTTCCCTGATAACGTCCCCCACGGTCGTCTGATGCCATGACTTTTCACGGCGGATATTCAGGGTTGTCCGGAAATCAGCACTGCGGGCGCGAATCGTGAGGCGATCAGGCGCGCCGCTGTGTTCAATTTCATCTACGGTAAAAGCGCCCTTAGGGAAAAGCGGCTGGCCTTCCCACCCCAGCGCAAACTGAATGACCGCACCACGACGCGGCAGGACAATCTGCCCGTCCGCGTCGTCCAGTTCCAGATCAAGCTGGTCCGCTTCAAAGCCCCGGTTATCGGTGAGCGTCACACCCATCAGGCGCTTATCCAGTGCGGTTGTAACGTCCTTACCTTCGATAACAATACTGAAGGCCGGGCTTTTTCCATACAAGCTAAGGAGTTCAGAACTGAAATTCACTGCAGCAACCCTCCAACCATATTAGTAATATTCCCTAGCGCAGACGATGCGGAGTCTTTCAAGTTACTGAGCTGATCGCTCAGGCTGCCGAACATATCGGACAGCGATTCATCCACCCGTTTGAGTGTCAGCGTGAACTCAATCCGCCGTGGCATCCCGCTTTCGAAAAATTCCGTCTTTGTCTGGCTCAGGCTCTCAATCACAAACATGCCGTATATGGTCCCGCTGCCCTCAATCAGGGGCCATGCTTTGCCCTGTTCCGCCATCTGCTCCAGCGCCAGCAGGGACAGCCTGCCCCCGGTTATTTCCGGCAGCAGGACGCCGGACAGCGTCAGCGAGTCGTTGTCCGGGCCAAGAAACTGCGTTGACGGGCGGCGATTGATGCGGCTGTTAACCGCATGCCGCCAGTTGCGCTGATACTGCAGCTCCTGATACGGCACCGTGCGCAGCATGAAAACGTATAGCCCCAGCACCATCATCATGATTCATATCCCCCTTGGTCACTGTAATTGCTGCGCACCTTCGCGCGGGTGCGACGTTCGCGCTCGTCGAGCTGGCGGGCAACTTCGCGCGCAATATCCTGTGGGTTCTGCCCTGGCTGCGCATGAATGGTGATCGGCGCGTGCGTTTCAAAATGCATTACTGCCGGTGCGCGCTCCGCCTTCGCGGGCTGGCTCTGTTTGTATGCCATTGCGGGAAGGCTGAACGGATGCAGGGGTGCAGCTTCTGCAGGTGCTGCCGCCCTGCCCAGGGTTCCGGCCACAACCGATGCCAGCGCCACCGTGCGCCGCCTGCTGGTCACGTTTGCAGGGCCGTTCACAATTTCGGGGCCATTCTCTCCGACTATGCCAAACTGGCCGCGCGGGATAGCGCCCCCGTTGTCATACATACCCGCAAAGCCCATCATGGGAAATCCGCCAGGCGGCAGCACCACTTTCCCGTCACTGTTCACAGTGGCGGGCTGTTGCTTCACCACCTGGTCCGGCAGCTTCGCTTTCGCAGCCTCCTGGCTGACAATGCCCAGTTTTTCAAGCAGCCACGACACGCCAGATTTAAGCGACTCCAGCGGCTGCATCACCATGTTCAGTCCTTCAGCCAGGGCCTCACCAAACCTTTTCCCCATGGCGGCCGCGTTGTTCAGCTCCTCAGCCGTGGATTTAACCGGCGTCAGCAGATCCCGGAACCATCCCCAGAGCGCCTGCACCTTATCCCCTATCCACTGGAACAAAGGCCGGACAGGCTCAAAGGCTGCACTGATAGGGGCGGCCGCAGCCCTGAATCCTTCCACCACACCACCCAGAAAAGCGCCGATTGGCTGCCAGTATTTCCAGATGACCATGGCCGCACCCGCAAGCGCAGCAACCGCCAGGCCTACGGGACTAAGTAGCGCACCCAGCAGTCCTGAAATACCGAACAGTGCGCCGCGAAGTAAGGCGAGCGGACCGGATACCAGAAAGCGCAGGACGCCCCCGGCAGCGGTCAGCCCTCCACGAAGCGCAGCCAGGGGATTCATCACCGCTGCTATCACGCTGCGCGTTCCGGCCATTCCGGCGCGCAATACTGCCAGCGGCGCACCCGCCACCGCTTTCAGTGCATTGCCCACGAGTCCGGCTGAACGCTGCAGGGCATTCAGCGGGGCAGTAAGCAGGCCAGTGTTAGCCCCCGTGGAAGCCATTCCGCGCCGCAACAGGGAAAGCGGCGCATTCGCCAGCCATGTCAGTGCGCTGCCGGTGCGCGTAACCGCCGTGAATACAGACGGCAGCGTTTTTACGCCGAGCATGGAAAAGCCAAACCGCAAAACTGCCAGCGGCCCCAGCACAGCCGCCACCACAACGGCTAACGAACCAAGCCCAAGCGTGATTGCGGCGGTAGCGGCAGCCACTTTCATCAGCGTGCCTGCCAGCTGCGGATTAACTTCAATCCAGCGCCGCAGCGCCCCGGTTACGCTTTTCACATAATCCATGATATCCATCAGCGGCTGGCGCAGCGTTTCGCCCAGGCTGCTGAAGGCATTCTGCGCCCCTGTTTTTACCAGCATCCACTGCGCAGAAAGGGAATCCCGGTTGATGTCGGACTCTTTCTGCATTGAGCCATTTGCGCCACTACCTGCAGTTAGCTGCAGCTGGCGGCGCAGCTCCGGCAGGTTGTTAGCCAGCTTTGCGGCATCATCGCCATATTCCTTGCCAAACAGCATTGTCATGGCGGACAGGCGCTTGTCCTGCGGCAGCTTTTCCACCTTTTCCATCACCCGCAGAATGGTGCCCATGGCATCCTTCGTCATCTGCTTTTCAAGCTCTTCAGGCTTGAGCTTCAGCATACCCATGCCATCCATAAAGCGGTCACTTTGCATGGTGGCAATGGAAAGCTCGCGCACCATGGCGTTTGCGGCGCTGGCTGCCACTTCCGGCGCTGCGCCAAGTGACAGGAACGTGGAGCCAAGCGCCGCAGCCTTGCGAAAGTCCAGACGGTCAGCCACGCCCCCCATGCGCTGCAGCACGTCGATAATGTCCGCGCCCTTTGACATGGCGTTATCGTCGAGATAGTTCAGCGCATCGCCCAGCTGCTCAATATTGCGGGTCGGCACCTTGTAGAGACTGGCGATTTTACCCAGTCCTTCGGACAGTTCATCGGCGGGCAGTTCAAACGCGGTTGCCGCTTTGGCTGCCGTACTGGCAAAGGCCAGAAGGTCACGCTTCTGGTCTTCCCATGAATCATTAAGGTTCGCCACGTTCATACGCGCGCCACCTTCGACCAGGGCGGCATAGTCCACCGCGCCATTTTCCATGGGCAGTTGTTCACTGGCCGCCTTGATCGCATCCTGCATTTCATAGAACCGGGCGGTGCGGTTGCCGTCATCGTCACGCAGTCCATTAACCTGCTTTGCCACGCCTTTCATGGCATCTTCCATGCTGGCATAGCTTTTCACCGCCGCCACGACCGGCGCGCCCATTGCCAGCCCTGCGGCTGAGGTTGTCGCCCCGGCTCCGGCGATGCGATCCCGCACCTCAAGGCTCCGGGAATACTGCTCCCTGACGGCATTAACCCTGACCTGCTGATCACCGAGCCGTTTAAGGGATTTCTGCTGACGGTCCAGCGCCTGCCGGGTTTCGTCAGCATTCTGGCGCAGCTCGCGCTGGGCGCTGCTGAGCTTGCGGGTATCCATCCCGGCCTCGTTCAGCGCAAGACGTTGCTTCTGCACCGACTGGCGCAGGCCGTTGTATTTAGTCTGCAGCTCCGAAACGCGGTTTCTGGCCTGCTCAAGCAGGCGGGCCTGCGCCGCCGTCGGGCGGTTTGTATCGGTAAATTGCGTGGCGAGCCGGGCCGCTTCTTCGCGGGCGGCTTTAAGGTTGTTACCGGTGACGGCCAGCTGCGCGCTGGTTTTACGAAAGCCTTCAATTTTGCCCGCTTGAGCATCCAGCTCTTTCAGCCTGGCGCGGCTTTGTTGAATGGCGGTAGCCAGCTCTTTCGAGCTGGCCTGCGCAGTACGAAATGGGCGGGTGAGTTTATCAACCGCATTTAGAATCACCTGCAGACGCAGGTTAGTGTCACTCATCGCTGGCCCCGCTTCTCTGTATCGCTTTATGCCGCCACTCCAGCACTTCGGTCAGCGGCATAACGTCAGTGACGGACGGCGGCCAGTGAAAAATGGTGGCGATATCTGCCACCAGATCGTCAACCGTCAGGCTGTCGGTAAACCGGCAAGCACCGACTTCTTCAACAAAAAAGTCACCACCTCAACGGACAATGCAGTGAGATCGGCAGGGTCAAGCTCTGCCATTTCCTGCGCCGTCAGGGTCGGCGTGGAGATACGTGGAATGACGGTCATCATTGCGCCCACGTCCATATCCATAATGGCCTGCAGGCGGGTGCCACGCAGTGCGCCGGACTGGGGTTTGCGCAGCACAATTTCCGTGATTTCACTGTTGCCGCGTTTGATGGGGGTATCCAGCTGTACGGTCTTTTCAGTCAGCTTTTCGGTCATGTTCTTTTCCTGTTAATGGGTTACTGGCGCGGCTGCCCGCGCCGTTAAGTTAATCAGAGGCCCAGGGCGTTACGGTGCGCTTCCATCAGGTCCACGCCGTCAACGATTTCAATCATGTTGACCAGATCGACCTCATAGATCACTTCACCGTTGATCGTCAGCTTCGCGTAGCTGTTGGTGCTGCTGACTTTAGTGGTGTTGCTTTCGCCGGTCTTCCACTCCCCGGAATCCACTTCCTTATGACGCCCGCGCACGACCAGCTCCACGGCCTGCACTTCCCCGGTGTCGTCCCGCTGAATGGAGCCGGTGAAACGCAGCTGGATACCATCAACCGTGGTTTTGCCCATCTGCTTAAAGAGCAGCAGTTCAGTACCTCCAATGGAAAATTCAGTGTCCAGCGCGCCGTCATCCAGCCCCATGTCCACATCAACCGCGCCGGGCATACCGCCGCCGCGATATTTCTCATATTTGCGCGTGAATTTCGGCAGGGTCATGGACTCAATGATCCCCTGCCAGTTGTTCCCGTCGTTGAACAGGTTCAGGTGTTTTAACTTGCGTGGTAAAGCCATGGGGTCCCCTTACGCGCTAACCCGGCTGGAGAAATCCAGCAGGTATTGATCGGTGATGCGCTGGCGCAGCATCAGGTTTTCAAGCGGCGGCACCGGCGTGTAGTCGTAGTCGATAGTGAGTTTCCCGGCTTTCAGGGAGTCCTTATCATTCACGGATTCATCCAGCCAGCAGTCCGCTCCGATGATGTAGCCCTGCGTTTTCAGGTTGCGCAGTTTGGCGCGGATACCTTCGATAATGTCGCGGGCCAGCGACGGGTTAAGTACGCCATCCACCGCCCACATGTGCGCTTCTGCGATGGTGTCAGCCAGTACCTGCGCCGTGCGGGTGTAGTTTTCAAAGGCAAACAGCGGATCGTCACTAAGGCAGCGGGAACCCCAGAAACGGAAGCCATCTTTGCGGATCAGCGTGGTCACATCGTTCTGGTTCAGCAGTCCCGCATCGGTGGCCGGGTCCTGCAGATCCCAGAATACATCTGCAGAAAGACCGGTGACGCCGTTCACGCCCACGTTGGACAGGGTTTTGTGCCAGCCAGTCTGTTCGTCAATTTTAGCGCGCAGGCCGAGCGCGCGGGCGGAGGCGTAAGCCGTCGCATCTGCATTCAGCACGGTGTCAAAGTTAATGAAGTCAGGCCAGATCAGCATCCCTTCGCGCTGGCTGAAGTTATCGCGGTAGGCAATGGCTTCCTCCACCGTTTTGCAGCCGTAGGCGGACAGGTAGGCAAACCCGCGCAGGCTTTGCGCCACGCTGAGTAGCTCAGTGGCAACCGCCTGTGTGTCATGCCCGGGCACGCCGAGAATGCGCGGCTTGACGCCGAGCTGCGACTGCGCCGAAAGCAGGGCCTTGATTCCGGTTTTCTTACCGTCAGCGGTCACGCCGCCGATAATGTTGGAGGTGGTTTCCGCTTCGGTTTCACCCTGCGCCACGCGCACGACAACCGTCACAGGTTTTGCCTGGTCTGCAATCGCATCCAGCGAGCGGGCAAGCGTGCCGGACTCGCCCGCTTTGCCGCTGGCAGTCAGCACATCGGTCAGTAAAACAGGCTTATTGAGGGGGAACATGGACGCATCGGCATCATCGCCGGTGCAGACCATGCCCACGATAGCGGTGCTTACCGTGGTAATGGATCGGGTGCCGTCGTTGACTTCAACAACGCGCACGCCGTGGTGGTAATCCTGAGCCATAAGGCAGTCTCTCCGGTTTACAGGGGGTACGCCTATGTTCTGGATGATGGGCCTGTAACGCACGTTACCCGCTATGTACCACTGATGGCACAACAAGAGGCCGCAGTGTCAGACAGGCGTTACCGGGGTTGCGGGAAACTTTTTATAAAGTGTCGATATGCCCACATCAAAAATCAGAGCCACACTTTGCCGGGTTTCTCCAGCAGCGATTAACCGCCCGGCCTGCTCCCACTGTTGCGGCGTCAGCTTCGGTCTTCTGCCCCCAATCCGCTCTTACACCCGGGCGCCTCCAGCCCCGCCCGGGTTCTCTCAACGATCAGCTCACGCTCCATTTCAGCCAGTGCGCCCATAACGTGGAAGAAAAAGCGCCCCATAGGCGAGGATGTGTCTACGCTGTCGGCCAGGCTGCGAAAGTTAATCCCTATTTCGCGCAGCTCCTCCACTAGGACAACCAGGTGCCGCATGCTGCGCCCCAGCCGATCAAGCTTCCAGACAACCAGCGTGTCACCCTCTGAAAGAGTACGAAGCAGCTTTTTCAGGCCGAGGTGGTCAGTAGACTTACCGCTCATTTTATCTTCGAAAATCAGCTCACATCCTGCGCTTTCAAGCGCGTTTCGCTGTAGAGCTGTGTTCTGGTCATTTGTTGATACACGTGCGTAACCTATTAGCATCGTTAACCATCTGGAAAAAGGCTGCAACGATGCCACTTGAACGCGGAATGATCATTTGAAATACGTATTTTTTATTATAAGATTCGTCCATGATTGAAAGTAAATATTTTATTGGAGAACTATTTTGATTGATCCAGAGGATGTTGAGTTTTTACTTACTCTCGCCGGTGAGCATTCTGAACATGATAAAGAAATGTTGCTTAATGAATTTCATGAAAGGTTTAAATATGCAACCACAATGGAAATTAACTTCAGTGGCAATGCTTCTGAATTACATAAAAGAGTGCAAGCCAAAACAATTATCCTTTCAGAATTGTGGTATTGTTTCGAACTATTCAAGCCTATGATGACTTATGGATTTGGAACTGTAAAAAGAAAATCATCTGAACAATCTAATAAAGAATGGCTAGATACACAGCGAATTTCCATTCATGGTTCCATAGAAGCAGAAAAAGTAAGGAAGCAAAATCTTTTTTTAAATGTCGATTTCAGTTATGATCCCTGTGGTAACGCAAGTTTGTTCGATGAGTCATATTTTTCTGGAAAATGGTTCTATTTCACATACGGAAACGTACTATCAGATTTTTCATTAATCACTAATAATCTCCCATATATTTCTCATGATACGCAGATATCCTCACTCACTCGTTATCTTGATGCTTTGCAATTACATTCTCAAGGGGAGCAAAAATTATTTTTAGCAAGAGGCTTTAATGCTCTAATAGGAGCTAGCGCGAAAGATATTACATCTGCGGATATTTTATCATTCATATATGCCCTTAGGTGTAATTACGTACATAATGGAGAAGTACCAAATAGTTATCAAATGCCGCCTGTATATAAAGAGTTTATAATGGATGAGTGCATAAAATTTCTTACATGTTACTGTTCAATGGTCTATTTAGCAATCATCGATGAGTTATATTTGCGCTAAGTCATAATAAATATTATGGAGGGTATATAATGCTTGAACGTTTTTTAAAAAAGGAAGGCCTTGTAATTGCGGTAGGCACTCTAATAATATACGCGACCACCTATTTTTTTGAAAGAGGGTATTGTAGCGCCCTCAATATTCCATTTGATTATATTGAAATATCTATACCAACAATAGTTAATGATTTTATAAATTTTTATGCACTTCTGCTGCCTCTGGCATTCACCTCAATTGCAATAATGTTGCGAGCCGAGGAAAATTCAAATAAAGGGTGGTATGCCTTAGCGCCATTTTTATGTGGTTTGGTTTTCTCTGCTTTGCTATTTTATTTTGTTGAGAAAACAATTCAATCTGCTTTGCTCTGCTTGTTCATGGGAGGTCTTTATTTTGTGTTAATAACGTTTAAAAGTGGTTTCAAAGAAGATGATACTACGCTAAGGGCTTTTTATTCAACATCATTGTTAATTGGAATGGCTGCACTGCTTTTCAGCTTTACCTGCATTGCAATTGGAAAATCCATGGCAGAAAATGGCACGTTTCAGATATATATCAAGAATGATAAAAAATATATATTACTTAAAGTCTATGGAGAAAATGCTTTTATGCGAGAGATAAATAAAGGCAAGCCCAACTCTGATGTAGTGTATTTCAACACTAAAGATATGACCGGAATGACCATTAAAGCTGATGATTAAAAGAACTCTATTTTATCTGACCAATGCGAGAATACTAACGGGCTAGCCATATATTATATGACTAACTTAGGATGTGATTGTTTATTAGTTGCTTACTGAAATTTTCAAAGTGAATATCTTTTTTAAAACGTTGGTTTGAAAGAAGCAGCGAAACGCGACGTCGGAACAGGACCGGGCCAGATCCCTGACATGGGCGCGTTTACGTCAGGATCCGGCTGGGTTAAATTCCCTGATGGGACAATTATTCAGACAGGCTACCCTGCATGGGCGAACATCCCACCACCTACCCATGAGCAGCAGGTGCAAATTGCAAATTGCAGATTGCAGATTGCAGATTGCAGATTGCAGATTGCAGAGCAGAATTGCTGATGCCAACAGCTTCATGAACAAAAATCAGTGGCCTGGCAAAGCAGCGCTTGGTCGGATTAAGGGGGACGAGCTGGCACACTACAACGCATGGCTGGATTATCTTGATGCGCTGGATGCAGTTGATGCAACCAGCGCACCGGATATCATTTGGTCTACATCTCCGGCTTCGGCGGAAGGTTAATTTCAGGGGCGGTGCTGGTATCAACTTTGGTCAGTTTGTAACGGTACCGCTGCCATTCAGCCAGGCGTGGCACGTCTGCGTCGTCAATATAGCCTCCAGCCTGAGCATCTGCCAGTGGGGCGATAACCTCCGCAGCCTCTGCCAGTAACGCGGTTTTCTGCCGTTCGGCCTCTGCAACATCGGCAGCATGCTGCGCTTTCGAGTCCGTTATCCACTGACTACCATTCCATTTATCATATGGCGTTGCAGGGGATTGCGTGGTGGCATTTTGCGGGTAATCGCCTGGCACAGTAATGATGATTTTTTCACCTGTCATTGTGCTGTATACCACCTCACCGCGATGATCAACAATGTACTCCCAGACTTTGTCATCCGCTGTTCTGCAAACAGCAAAGCCTTCTTTGATTATGTTCGGAGCATCAATACACGAGTTGGCAGGAATACCTACTCCCACAGCCAGGTACTCAATTGATGAAGAAAGATATTCTCGCGTCTCACCATCGTAGTTGAATACAGTGATATAACCCGCCTCGGTAGCAAGAAGTTCACTGTTTAATTTTGCCAGATCCATTATGCCGCCCTCACAATATAGTTAAATGCTACGTTCCAGGGGCGGGTATCTTCCGGGACAGAATATACGTTAGCGGATGCTGGGCCATTATCGTTGTTGATGTTAACTATTGACCCAGCAGAGTTATGACCGCTAATACCCACAGAATCGGAAATAATAATATTACCGGTTGTAAGTGCCCCCGGATAAGTAGATAGGGTAAAACCTAAGAAACCAACTTTGGGGGATTGCCCACTTAGAATGGCACGGCCTGAATCAACACCCCGGCCATCATCCCAGCCACGAATAAAATATCCCCGCAAATCAAGAAGCGTACCCGTTGGGTAAGCAGACGCTAGTTTTGGATATTTTGCTTTGTCAAAAGCCGCGCCATTGCATTTTATCCATCCATCTGGCGGCGTTGCCTGCGGCCACGGAATGGGGACGCCTACTGGTAAAGCCGATCCTTCTCCTAAACCAAGGTTTTTGAGAGCGCCGGCGATATTTGATGCGCCGGTGCCGCCATTTTCGACAGGTACCACATCAGAGCTGGTGAATATCTGACGAACGGTAAAAGTGCGTGCTCCGACAGCACCAGAAAGGCGCACTTCATAGTGATAATATGCTGCTGTCGTGGTCGTCGAATACCAAAGTTCGATATGACCCAGCGCGGTTACATTGAGTAGAGTTTGATATGTATCCCCTGGTACGGTAACGCCAGCAGGGATATTGGTCATATTACCGGACATAACAACATAACGAGAACCCGGAGTGAAACTGAACGTTTGCCAGTCCAGCGCTGTCAGTGCTGCACCAACACCGCCAATGCTCATAGCCGTAAGGCCAAGGTAATCAAGAATGCCCGCAACCGACTTGCCGGACAGAGCGGTTAAGGTGCTGTTGAGCGGCTGCTTGCCAGCAAGGGCATTTGTCATGGTGGTGGCGAAGTTTGGATCGTTACCCAGTGCCTCTGCCAGTTCGTTCAGCGTATCCAGTGCCGCCGGGGACGAAGCAACCAGCGCCGCAATAGCTGATTTAACAAAGGCCGTGGTAGCAATCTGCGTATTGTTCACCGTCTGCGCGGCAGTGGGCGCGGTTGGCGTTCCGGACAAAGCAGGGTTTGCCAGCGGGGCCTTAAGCACCAGCGCATTGTTTATCGTTGTTGCCACCGCCTGTACAAAGGCCGTGGTGGCAATCTGCGTATTGTTCGCCGTCTGCGCGGCAGTGGGCGCGGTCGGTGTTCCGGTCAGTGCCGGGCTTGCCAACGGGGCTTTTAGTGCCAGCGCGTTGTTGATAGTGGTGCTGAAAGCGGGATCGTTGTTGATGGCTGCTGCAATTTCTTTCAGCGTGTTCAGCGTGGTCGGTGCACCGTTAATCAGGGCAACCAGCGCCGCCTGTACAAAGGCTGTACTGGCAATCTGGGTTGAGTTATTTCCCGCCGGTGCGGTTGGCGTTTTCGGCGTGCCGGTCAGCGTCGGACTATCTTTTGGCGCATACTGACTGTGAGGATCTGCAGCATCAAGGTGCTTTGCCATCAGGTCATCCACATACACCTTAAGCTCCAGCACCTTATCATCCATGTACTTACGGGTTGCCAGCACCACGGAAGGGTCAATTTTAAGCGTGATATTATCGGTACTGCTGATAATCAGCACCATGCGCACCGTCTGGGTACGCCCGCTTCCCTCTGCCAGCTGCGGCTTGTAACTCTCCGGGCAATTACCGACGGCAATCAGCGCGCCGGTATCGTCGAACAGCCCTACCTCACGAATCCACCAACCGCCCTCCGTTTCGGGGATCACCTGCTCAGCAATCATCTGGCTGCTGTTCTGCGGATCGATATACAGCATATTGAGGTCGGCGCGGCGCTTTTCGGCCACCAGTTTTGTCTGTTGCGCGCTGGGCGCGGGCAGCATACCGCCACCATCACCCACCGCCATCTGGGTAATTTTCAGCGGAACACCGAGTGCAGCGGCGCTTGCCAGTTTCGCCGCGCCGATCTCCGTCAGCAGGGTATAAAATTTTGCGCTCATGGATTCACTCTCATTGTGTCAATAACATGGACCGCCCCGCCTTCGTAAGCGGTGCCGCCAGAAATGATGGTTTCGTTGATATACGGATAAATGGTGATTTCTTCGCCAGCGTAGGTGGCAGCACCCACAAAATACGGTCCGCTGGTCTGCAGGTTGATGGACATGCCAACCAGATGACGGCTGCACGGTCTGGCGTCACTTATCAGGCGCTCAAGCTCCAGATAGGTTTCTTCCGTAATGCCCTGGTCCTGCACGCCAATATCCAGGCGAAACGTCCCCGGCGTCTCACCTGTCTGCCACCACTCAATGATGCGGATCAGGAATCCAAACGGCTCCACCACACGCCGCACGGCGCTGGTTGTCCCCTTGTGCTGATGGATATAGAAAGCATCCTGCACCACGCGGCGTTTTACGCTCTCGGTCCAGCTTTCGCTCCAGCGGTCAACGGAAAAGGCCCAGGCCAGATAGGGCAGGAACCTCACCGGACAGGTTGCCGGGTTCCATAAATCACGCAGGGATACCTGCAGATCGGATATACCGCTGCAGGTCTGCGCCAGTCGACGCTCAAGCGGTGACGAACCAGGCGGCAGCAGGCTATTCATCCGTGCCCCCGTTGGTTACGCTCCATTCCGTGCATGACGCTGCCTGCGTCTTATCCAGCACCACATCAGCCAGCGGGGACGCCAGCTCCACGCGCTGGACCCCCTCAACATGCAGCGCGGCATAAATCGCACTGCGCCTGATATCACGACCCAGCCGCGTCTGGCTGGCGATGTACTTTTGCAGGCTTGATTTAGCCTCTGCCATCACCGGCTCAGCTTCAGGCCCGGGATACAGGAAAATCGTTGCATCAACGCGGTACGGGATAATTTCGGCGCTGCGCACTGTCAGGCGGTCCGCAACCGGGCGCACGCTCTCACTGTTAAGCGCCTGCTCAACCACCGCCAGCAGATCCGCCCCTGCCGTACCGTCTCCCTCACGGCTCAACACGGTAAGCAACACCTCCGCCGGTGCCGGACTGGTTGCGCTGGCGTCCGCCACGCGCCCGTCCGCACTTTTAGCATGAAACTCATAGGCCGCCGTCGGACCCGCAACGGACAAACCTTCGAACGCAGCAGGAACACGCAGGCGCAGCGCCTCGTTACTTTCCATAACAGCAGCGACCGGCGGCACCGCATCATTGTCGGCAGGCGTTACCGTCAGGCGCTTCACGTTATAGTTGGCCGCCAGCTGATCGAGATCACTGTCTATGGCATACGCCACCATGACCGCCTGCGCGGCCTCGTTGATGCGCTGGCGCAGCAGGATTTCCCGGTATGTGCTTTCCTGCAGTTGTTTGGTGATGGGTTCAGACTCCAGCTCAAGCGTGCGCCGCACCGCATCCTGTTCATCTGCCGGATAAAGGGCCACAAAAGCGGCCTTACGCTCGGCAAGCAGCGCCTCAAAGTCCGGCACCTCAACAATCTGCGGTGCCGGGAGCTGTGAAAGGTCAATGACTGCCATTGTCTGCTCCTGTTGGTACTGAAAGGGAAACAGGCGCGCCGTTATTGCGCTTCCCGGTTAGCTCAACCACCATTGAGCCGTCAAAGCTGCTGCTGATAGTGATGGAATCCAGCGTAAGCCGTGGCTCCCATCGGCTCAGGGCTACATAGACCGCAGACATGATCTGCAGGCGTAGCGCCGGGTTTTGCGGCTGGTCTATAAGGGCAGACAGCAGGGAGCCGTATTCGCGGCGGGCAATACGGCTACCCTGCGGGGTCAGCAGAATATCCCGCACCGACTGGAGCAGATGGTCCGTGTCCGTGATGGCCCTGCCGTTGCTCTGGTTCATGCCGATATACAGCGTCATACCGGGCCTCCCGAGGTGTCGCCACCTTTCATGACTTTGATATGGGCATGGTCATCCACCACGATCCCGTTGGAACTCATCGCGCCGCCGCCCTGGGTGACGCCGCCGTTAATCACGACTTCGCTGTTAATACGGGTGCTGTCAGCCTCCACAACAAACTCACCGGTTTTCAGGGTGATGTTGTCAGCCGCCTCGATCACCATGGATTTGATGCCTTTGACGTGCCAGCGTCCGGTGGCGGGCTCGTACTCAAACCAGCCCCCGTCCGGGTATTCCGTCACGCTGCCGTCCACTGAATCCGATGGCGGCGCAAACTGATTGGAGTAAATGGCGGGCAGCGCAAAAGCGGTTTCCAGATTGCCGCCCAGGCTCAGCAGTACCACCTGTTCATCCGGGGACGGACACCACCAGGTGCGACCACGCCCGGCGCGCAGTGTCAGCCAGTTAATCCAGTTGGTTTCAAGCTCGCCCACCTTTACCCGGCACAGCCAGTTCTCCCGGTCCACTTCGGTCACGGTGCCGGTGCGGATCAGATTGGTGATAAGGCGCATGATTTCGGTCAGTTGTGCGTTCATAAAAAAAGCCTGACAGATATAGGCAGGCTTCGATAGAAAGGAGGTATGTATGGAGCTTCACACAATTAGGAAAGGGCTAACTGGTAAGAGCCTCTTTGAGTATGCCGGTTTGGAATGTGACATCATATTCACTAAAATTACTGGACCCACGGTCACCCATTTGAATACCAGAAAATTTAACTTTATAGGTTGCAAATTCGCTCAAATAATTATCAATAATATCAAAAACCCTCTTTGTTTTATCCTCTGTAGTATGTGTATGAATAGTTATATTACTCATTCCAGGAGAATTAATTTTATTGATAAATTCGCTTTTATTTTTTTCTTGTAAACCAATTAGTTCCAAAACTTCCCTTACCTTATCAAATAAGGTGTATTTTCTTTCAAATTCAACAATCTGAGACGCCAGCACATCAAAATCAGTTTTTAATCGACCTTTCCCCCCCACTGATGACTGAAGAGATCTAAATGCAAACTCTAATTGAGATGCTAAATTCGCTTCTATTGCGTTTAAATTGCAAATTGGCTGAGGTAATTCTTTAAAACCCATTCCGGAATGACAAAATGGAAGAGCGGGTATTTCTGGTCCGTTGTTTCGTTGACTCAATGCATTTCTTACCCAAACAGCTCCTAACTCAAAACTTATCCAACTTCTTTGCACAGACACTGGACTTATCAAGTAAATCGCGGCGATACATTCAACAAGACCATCCTCGATTACTTTTAAAAAATTTTGTCCTGCTTTTATCGTTTCCCCATCAGAAGATACGAAAACTCGTACGAACCCGGAAAATTCATCCTCAATCGCATCTTTAACAATTCTCGCAAGTTCTTTCTCTTCAGTTATATGGGATAAAAAAATCATTTTCTCAGACATCACATAACTCTCTAACAAACTGATAAAGATGCAATTTAGCAAGATCCTAAGATTGAGATTAAGATTAAGATTAAGATCATAAAATAATAAATCTTCTCACTATATTCATTTACTAAATAAATCCTTGAGATACCCATCGCAACAGCGTATCGCGAGTAACCGTTTCCACTTCATCATTCACTCCCAGCAGGCGGCGCTGGGAGTAGCGGACCTCCTGCCCTTTGCGGCTGATGCGATCACGCAGGCCGTAATGGTGAACTCTAGCAATGCGCTGCACTGAGTCATTAAATAGCACGCTGGCAGAATCCGCACTGGCAGCGGTTTTCAGGTATTTGGTGGTGCGAAGTTTTACAAACATCTGGCGCTTGATGCGGCCCTTTTTGCTGCGGGCCGTTACCCGGCGCGGCTCGTAGCCGCTCCCGTCCGGGTTTCGCTGCAGTCTGATATTCTGCTGCTGACTGCGGCGCAATTCCTGCGCCAGCTGACGCATCATGCTACTGCGTGCGGCAGGCTCCAGATTTGCCAGCAACGCCGCCAGCCAGTCATCCACCCTCTGCAGATCACCCATGCTTTACCGTCCACATTTCTTCCGGTACGTCGGGTTCCGGCGCTGCTTTAACACTCGACACGCCCCCATCAGTGCTGACCAGCACGCGCTCCGTCAACTGCAGGTTCAGGCTGATATCGCACACATCATTGCGCAGAATATCCACATCAAAGGTAAACAGCTTCTCGCGCAGTTCAGGGTTATTGATTGCATCCGGCTGATTGTCCGTGAGCCAAAGCAGAACGGGAGCCATCAGCAGATTCTGGTCGCCGCTGAAATCCTCGATCACCACGTTCAGGTTGTAGCGGTACTCCCATGACATGGAGCTGGCCCCGGTTGCCACCAGTGAGCCGTTATCCACAAACAGGTGCAGTTTGTCCGGGTTATTGCGGACATACGGCACCGCCTTATTCAGGGCGCTGCGTAAAGACTGCGGTTTGTTCACTGTCTCGCTCCTGACACGCAATTATCGTGTCCACTTTGTCAGCACACGCCGCCCAGGCGGCCTCCGTTTCATCCAGCACCGCATTCAGATCGCCGTTACTGCGCGGCGCTGACCTTTCCAGGCGGCACTGCGTCACTCTGGGACAGCCACTCACGGTAAGCTGCACCTCCGGCGAGGGCCGGACGCTCCCGCAGCCGGATAACGTCAGCAGGCAAAGGAGTGTCAGCCCAGCGGCGCAAATCCTCATTTTCACGTTTCAGATCCTCTATCCGGTGCTGACGGTTGCGCAGCAGCGCGGAGGTTTGCTCCGCCGCCGCATAAAGCCGCGTCTGCTCCCGGCTGTTGGTTTCAGTCAGAATGGACAGGCCGATCAGCTGGCTGTTTTTCTTCGTCAGTTCCTGCGCTTTGCTTTTCAGCGCCGCGCCCTGCATCTCGATGGTGTGGCTGGCAGTGTTAAGTCGCCAGGACTGCCAGCCCAGCGTCGCAACAGTCAGCGCCAGCACAACTACTAATGCACGAGTCATACGCCAGCGCCTTTAAGGCACCAGGCCAACTCCCGCGCGCGGCGGTTCTCCAGCCCTTTATTTTTCTTACCATTGACGTAAACCCAGCGCGGCAGCTCGTTGCATGCCTGCCACCACTGCTGGCGGTTGATGTAGGACACCATGGAGGATCGGCATATTGCGCCGGTACCCACGTTGAAGCCGATGCTTACCAGCGCATCGTAAACATGCTGCGGGGGTCTGACCTTCAGGCAGGCATCCAGCCCTTTTTCCGTCAGCAACACATTGCTGATTAACCCCTGCGCCGCCTGCCGTTCCGTAATGGTTTTACCGGGCATCACCCCGGACGTATTGCCGATCCCGTCGGTCCAGACACCCGCGCTGCACTGATAAGGCTGCAGGCGGCACCCCTCGAAATCGGCTAACAGCTTCAGCCCCTCAACAGAGGTATTCAGCGACTGGAAACCGGGCAGCGTGGCGGCGATAGCCAGCACCCCCCCGACAAGGCAGCGTTTAACGATTGAAGGATTCATATTCCCCCCGCGTGATTTGCCCGTCGCGCAGCAGCTGGTAGGTTTTGTGCTTGTAATACCAGTTGATAGCCAGCATCAGCACACCAATCAGCACGCCGCCAACCGTTGAAGCATCCTTAAGCGACAGATCGCCCAGCCATGCCAGCAAAACAGCGATGCAATACGTGATAAAGGCGCTGATTCGTTCAAGCGTCATAATTCAGTCCCATAGCTGGACGGTCTGCGCCGTGGTTGTCGCCGGAATGTCCGGCAGCTCTACCTGCAGCCCGTGCGGTAAAAAAGGGCCATACTCAGCCAGCCCCGGATTTGCCTGCAGAACCTGCTCGGTGACACCCTGCGTACGCCCGTAATGACGCCAGCAAAGCGCGTCCACCGTGTCATACTGGTGCGCACGCACTTTCATCAGATAAGCTCCACCGTGCAGTGCAGTGCATCCTGCACCCGGCTGATAGCCCAGCGGGCATCACGCCACAGATCGCCGCTGGCCTCCGCCAGTTCCTCCCCTCGCTTTACCCCGGACGCCGTGGCGTCATAATCCTGGTAACACTCATTGAGCACGGCGCGCGCCCAGCAATAGACGGCGTTAAGATAGTGCTGAATGCGCTCGCTTTTGCCGTCCAGCATTTCCGCCGGTACGCCAGCCAGATCCCGATAGCCCAGCATCTGCTGGCGATTGCGGAAGTCGTACAGCTCAGCGTTAACTTCGGAAATGGCTGTCAGCGCAATCTGCCTCAGACGGGGCTGCGTCACCGTGCCGTCAGTGCGCATCACACTGCGAAATTCCGACAGGTCCACATCAGGCCAGAACGGCGTATTTTTAATAACGTCCGCCTGTTCCGGTGCCTGTTCTGGCGCAATAAACTGCATGCGGCTTTCTCCTGAAATAGTGGGCGGTGGACGGGGTTTTGATGTGGCAGTGCCTTTTGCCACCCCGTGCCGCCCGTGCGCGGGGCACGTTCGTTAGCGGCTGTCACTGCGCAATCTGCGCTCCAGCTGCTGCTTTTCTTTTTTCACGCCACAGCGGGGATCGAGCTGCAGCGCATGAGTAAGGTGATTCAGGGCAGAAGCCGGATTGTTTTCAGTGAGTACCGCGCCGATGGCTTTATGCAGGCGTGCCCGGGACTGGTCCGGCATATCCAGATCGGTTGTCAGATCCAGCGTCTGCAGGAGCAGATCGGCATCAAAACTGGTGGCAGCCAGCAGGGCGCTCTGTGCGGCGTCCGCCATTTCTTCCGCCAGAACGGTCTGCACGTTGCGGTTGCCCAGCGGCATCACCCAGCCATGGCGTAGTGCATGACGCCCGATTTCCAGCGCACCGGCATAATCACCGGCGTCGATACGCCACAGCATCACGTACATCAGCACGTCATCCTGCTGCGCACCTCCGGCAGCCAGCACGCCCTCCGCCCAGGCGGCATACTTCGGCAACAGATCCACCTTGATTTCCGCCTTTTTCACGGTGGACTGAATGCCCTTGAGGCGGCGGCGGTCTTCTGCCAGCTGGAGCAGCATCAGGTCATAGCCGGACGCATTGCGAACACTGCCGCCCTCCCGGGCGGCCTGTTCAGCCTGAATGCGCAGGCGGTGCTGCCGTGCGGGACTCAGGCTCATGCGTTACTCCCCACCTTCTGGCGCAGCTGGCGCGGTGAAATCACCGATTTCGATGTTTTCGACCAGGGCCGCGCAGCGATAGTCTTCAATCACATACGCTTCGTTGACGGATTCGAAGTTTTCAATCCGGTCACGTTTCGGGTTGTCGATAACAGAACGGCGGCGGGTGTCCTCCTGCCAGTAAATTGACAGGTTATCCAGACGGGTGATCAGCAGGGCATTCGCCGGGAAGAACGGCGCGCGTACCGCCTGCAGACCGCCCATGCGTTTCTGACTGATAATCAGATCGGCAGCGATTTTCTCGCTGTTTTCCTGCTCCTTGTTGACCAGCGGGAAATACTTGTCAGACAGCAGTTCACGACCGCAGATAACAACCAGTTCGTCATCGTCCTGATAAACTACGTCGATCAATTCATTGACCGCATCCATCACCACGGCGTCCAGGTTGGCATAGTCGCCGCCCTTGCCCACCTTCACCGCACCTGCAGTGGTGGAGCCGTCCTGGGTGCTGCTGCCCAGTACGTGGTCCGGCGCGTCTTCGCGGATTTTCTGCAGCCAGCCCTTATTCACGTCCTGCAGCAGCGGGTTTTCAGCGCGGTTGGAGGTTTTGGCACGCTTCACGCCGTTGAAGCCGATCATGATGCGGTCCAGCGCCTGGCGCTTGATGATGGCGTTACGGATACGCACCTGGAAGTCCTGGAATTTCGCCCACAGGTCCAGCTTTGCGTAGGTCAGCACCGTGTCAAAGTTGGTCTGTTCGCATTTATATTCCACGTCCTCCATCAGCATCGGATCAGTAGGTTCGCGCTCTTTGGTCGTGGTGTCGGTGGTTCCGGCAATAGTGGAACCAACACCCAGGCCAAGCAGCTGGCCGGACTGCTCCGCAACTGGCGTGATGTTAATCAGCGTCAGAAAAGCGGCGGACTGCTGGATCTGGTCTTCCAGCGTCTGCTGCACGGACGGGTCCACGGTGAACTTGCTGGAAAGCTCTTCCACTTCCACGTTGTTCAGGCGCGCCAGCTGCTGCAGATAGGCGTTAAAGGCAAAGCGGGTATTCTTTTTCATCGGGTTTTATGCTCCATCAGCAATTGGTCAGGATACCTGCCGGTGCATCACCGCCCGGCGCGCGCTGGCGGTAATCTTTACGGCTGTCTTCACGGCTCAGCTGCTGCTGAAGCTCGGCAAAGGCGGACTGCTGCTCCTGCAGCGAAGTTTCAAGTTCAGAAATGCGCGCGCCCTGATCGGACAAGGATTTATCAGTGCGCTCGCTCAGGTTCTGCTGTTCGATAGCGACCAGTTCAACGGCTTTGTGCACGTCTGAGAAACGCGCATCATCGGTCTGCTCTTTTTTGGTGAACAGCGCGGTGACGCGGGCAAAGAGGGACGGCTTTTCATCCTGGGTTTCTTCCAGTTCGATCAGCGTTTCCTCTGCGGCGGTAAAGAGGTTTTCAGGATTCTGTTTGCGGTTAGCCAGCGGGTTTTGCGCGGCGCTTGCGCTGAAGGTCAGCATTTCGGTGCCCAGGCTCGCTGGATCGTCAGTGGCAGCCAGGCCGACAAGATAGGCTTTGCCGGTGTCGGCAAACTTTGGGTTTACTTCCATAGAGGTGAAAAGCTTCTGGCCTTTTTTGACCAGTTCAACCAGGGAGCTGGTCGGCTCTACATCTGCATACAACGCCATTTTCCCCTTCAGCGGGCCGTCCTGAATTTCTTCAGCTACCAGCCCGGTCACTCTGCCGTAGCGGTTAAAGGCGCTGTCCGGTGAATAAGACTTGATGTGCTCAAGGTTAATCAGAGCGGTGTAGACCGCCGGGTTATAGCTGTCCGCCATCTGCTCCAGCCATTCACGCTGGATTTCGCGTCCGTCGGTGGTGGCACCTTCCACCCCGATACAGAAACGCTTTGCTTTCACTGTCATGAGCCGTGCTCCGTTAAAAAAACTTACTGGAGCCTTATGGTTGCGGGGATGGGGGGAGGGAAACAACGCGCGGCGCTTGTGCCTTTCGCCATACAAAACGAAGCCGAAGAAAGAGGTCAGTCAAGGCCGTAGGCTTGTGCCATGGATATGACACTGACCCCCGCAGACCTCGATCCCCGTCGGCAGGCTATGCTGCTGTACTTTCAGGGATACCGCGTAGCCCGCATTGCTGAAATGCTGGGCGAGAAAGTTGCAACCGTTCACAGCTGGAAGAAGCGCGACAAGTGGGGCGACTATGGGCCGCTGGATCAGATGCAGCTCACCACCGCCGCGCGTTACTGCAAGCTTATTATGAAGGAGCAGAAAGAAGGGAAGGACTTCAAGGAAATTGACCTGCTGGCGCGCCAGTCAGAGCGACACGCTCGTATCGGGAAATTTAACGATGGCGGGAACGAGGCTGACTTAAACCCGAACGTAGCCAACCGCAATAAAGGTCCGCGCCGTCAGCCTGAAAAGAACGTTTTCACCGACGAACAGATTGAGAAACTGCAGGAGGTTTTCCACGGATCGATGTTCGCCTACCAGCACCACTGGTACGAAGCAGGCAACCGCCACCGTATCCGCAACCTGCTCAAATCGCGCCAGATTGGGGCAACCTTCTTTTTTGCCCGGGAGGCACTGATTGACGCCATCACAACCGGCCGTAACCAGATTTTCCTCTCCGCCAGCAAGGCACAGGCGCACGTTTTCAAGCAGTACATCATCGACTTTGCAAAAGAGGTGGATGTAGAGCTGAAAGGCGACCCGATGACGCTCAGCAACGGCGCGTGCCTGTACTTCCTCGGCACCAACGCCCGCACCGCGCAGAGCTACCACGGCAACCTGTACCTGGATGAATATTTCTGGATACCGAAATTCCAGGAGCTGCGCAAAGTGGCCTCCGGTATGGCCATTCACAAAAAATGGCGGCAGACCTACTTTTCCACACCGTCCAGCCTGACCCACAGCGCCTACCCGTTCTGGTCCGGCGCACTGTTCAACCGGGGCCGCGCCAAAGCGGACAAGGTGGATATTGACCTGACCCACAGCAATCTGGCCCCGGGCCTGCTCTGCCCGGACGGTCAGTATCGCCAGATCGTCACCGTGGAAGATGCGGTGCGCGGTGGCTGTAACCTTTTTGACCTCGACCAGCTGCGCATGGAGTACAGCCCGGACGAATACCAGAACCTGCTGATGTGCGAGTTTATTGACGATCTGGCGTCCGTGTTCCCGCTGAGCGAGCTGCAGGCGTGCATGGTGGACAGCTGGGAAGTGTGGTCCGATTTTCAGGCGCTGGCGCTGCGCCCGTTTGGCTGGCGCGAAGTCTGGATCGGCTATGACCCGGCGAAAGGTACGCAGAACGGCGACAGCGCCGGGTGCGTGGTCATGGCACCCCCAACGGTGCCAGGCGGCAAGTTCCGCATTCTGGAGCGCCACCAGTGGCGCGGGATGGACTTCCGCGCCCAGGCAGACGCGATTAAAAAGCTGACGCAGCAGTACAACGTGACCTATATCGGCATCGACTCGACCGGCGTTGGCCACGGCGTCTATGAGAACGTAAAAGCGTTCTTCCCGGCGGTGCGGGAATTTGTCTATAACCCCAACGTCAAAAACGCCCTGGTGCTCAAGGCATACGACATTATCAGCCACCGCCGCCTGGAGTTTGACGCCGGGCACACCGACATAGCGCAGTCTTTCATGGCTATCCGCCGGGCCACCACCGCCAGCGGGAACCGCCCCACCTATGAAGCCAGCCGCAGCGAAGAAGCCAGCCATGCAGACCTGGCCTGGGCAACGATGCACGCACTGTTTAACGAACCGCTGCAGGGCGAAGCCGCCAATACCAGCAATATTGTGGAGATTTTTTGATGGACAAGAGAAATAGAAACCGCGCTGCAGCCGCGCAAAGCGTTCAGCACAGCGGCGCGACAAGAGCAGAGGCCTTTAGCTTTGGCGACCCGATCCCAGTGCTGGACCGCCGGGAATTGCTGGATTATGTGGAGTGCGTGCAAATGGACCGCTGGTATGAACCGCCAGTGAGTTTTGACGGGCTGGCGCGCACCTACCGTGCCGCCGTGCATCACAGCTCACCAATCGCAGTGAAGCGCAACATTCTGACCAGTACCTTTATCCCTCACCCGTTGTTGAGCCAGCAGGCATTCAGCCGTTTTGTTCAGGACTATCTGGTATTCGGTAATGCCTATCTGGAGAAGCGCACTAACCGGCTCGGCGGTATTTTGTCGCTGGAGCCAGCGCTGGCGAAATATACCCGCCGTGGCGTGGATCTGGATACGTACTGGTTTGTGCAATATGGCATGACCACGCAGCCGTATGAGTTCACCAAAGGTAGTATTTTTCACCTGATGGAGCCGGACTTAAACCAAGAGATTTACGGTTTGCCGGAGTATCTATCTGCTATACCCTCTGCCCTGCTGAATGAGTCCGCCACGCTGTTCCGCCGGAAGTACTACATCAACGGCAGCCACGCGGGTTTCATCATGTACATGACCGATGCTGCGCAGAACCAAGAGGACGTGAACAACATCCGGCAGGCCATGAAAAGCGCCAAAGGGCCGGGCAACTTCCGCAACCTGTTTATGTACTCACCCAACGGCAAAAAGGACGGCATTCAGATCATCCCACTGTCAGAAGTGGCTGCTAAGGATGAATTTCTGAATATCAAGAACGTAAGCCGGGATGACATGATGGCAGCGCACCGCGTTCCGCCGCAGATGATGGGGATCATGCCGAGTAATGTTGGGGGTTTTGGGGATGTGGAGAAGGCATCAACAGTTTTTGTGCGCAATGAACTAAATCCACTTCAGCAGCGAATCCGAGAGCTGAACAATTGGCTAAATGACGAAGTGATAAATTTTGAAGAATATTCACTATGATAAAAAATTAACGGTAATAGTATTAAAGGGTGCAAATCACTCACCCTTTAATAAATAAAAGCATTAGACACACTATTTTTCTCTAGCGTCAGTTAACTGCCTCATAAGAATTTCATCGCGATGAGTCACCCCATGAAGTTTTGCTCGCCTTTCAAAAGCCATTCTTTTTCGATACTCATCCAAGTCTATATTAAAATACTTACAGATTTGCTCAAATTCGTCTAATGAGAGAGGATCAACCTCATAATCACCTAGGATTAATTTTTTCTTGCACATTTCTTCATAAGTTGCTTCCAATCTATTGTTCAATGAACATAGTGCTTTGATAATGGTGCGAGTTAATTTTTCATCCTCATTCACACCATAATCCTTCAACTTCAAAAATAACTTATTGCGCTTACTAGCAACTTTAAAGCAAGCATCTACACTTGCCAATTTTTCATTACCACCACTAACATAAAAATCCAATAGCGCTTTCCTTTGAATACTTATATCCTCCTCAGGCTTATACTCATTAGCTTCAATTCTCCTGAGTGATTCTTCTTTATTTTTTCTTCGTTTAGAAAAAAAATCACCGGGAATGCTAAGAGACATAGCAAGCAGCGCCATAAGAATCAAACAAAGAAAAGCATAGGCAAACGCCCTTATTATCTGATACCACCATTTACTTGTTGTGAAAAGTTCACTCCAAATAGATTTTGTTTTTGTATCACCACTCATTTCGAGCATGTTAAACCCTTTTACACCAGCAACCTTGCCTGCCAATGATATAACTGGACTAGATTTTTCACTTCCTAAAACAAAGAAGCTTACCAGAAATTTTTCATCTGGTTCTATAATTATCGGATTAAATACTATAGTGTCGTTGCTTACTTTCGGTTTTACATTACCCTTCAAGTATGTACTGTCCGTGATCAGTGTAGGCTTTTCTACAACATCGCCTCCAGAAATTCTTAGTGTTAATAATGAGGAATCATCGAAGTCGCCTTTCCTTATAACAGCATTACCTGTGTTTTTAATTGTAGCATTTATTAGCCACAAGTTTTTTTTTGCTGTTCTTAGTTCTTCCCCACCATATGATATAGATAATCCTCCGACAGCTTGATGAATATCAAGGACCTTTGTCGGTTGCATTAATTCTACTGAAATCTGTCCTTGTTTCTCATAATAAAAACTTGCATAAATCGCCACACCGAAACTAACTAAAGCCACTATAGCCATAAATCCAGCAGACTTCACAAATCGCCATAACGAATTGAGCATTTTTCAAACTACTCCCTATCCCATGAGTTTTTCCAAGATTTTACACCATTTGCGCGCGCTCGTATCCCCGCCACGCCTGCCCGCTTTATGTAGTGGTTTTCATGCAGGTGCATGACGAGCCGGTAAGCACACCAGTTCTGGTGGCCCCGACCCGTTGCGATCCTTTTTGGATCATGCGAATCCATGCACCATAGACATGCACTGCTTTCTCAAACATATGATGCCATATTGGAGGGAGTTTCCCATGGTGCAAAATCACTAATGCTTACTCTCATCCTGCCCTACTCCATATTCATTCAGCCTGGTAACCAGATCGCTTGTTAGCTCCGACAGCCATGAGATCGCAACCTCCTTGTCGTCATCGCTACAATCTGAGCTGGCGACCAGTCGGGCCATAAGTTCTATCCGCTGCAATGCAAGTGATTCCATGAACAAATCGTTCACAACTCCCTCCCCTTATTGCTGTTTATATATACAGTACAACATATGTATTTAAAGCTGAAATGGTTTTTTACTCAGCTAACCCTTTGATTAATAGATAGCCTCAAACCCGGCTTTCTCAGTACCACTGACGCCATTTGTCATCCTCCTGTAGTCGCTGGTTCCGGTAGAAAAGGCGTAGCCCGCCTCCAGATGGGATGCTGCCACCACGAAGAAGCAGATCCACTTCCGTTTCGCTGGCGTCAAAACCTCTGGACCTCAACTCTGCATCGAGCTGCAGCCGTTGGTGTTCTGAAATTTCCTGTTTGTACCCTTTCCGGCGCTTCGGTTTGACCAGTCTTAGCCTCGCCGTCAGCTCGCGCAGTTCCTTTTTGCTCATGTTCTCGAAGTCCGGCAGGTCTGCTGGTTCTTCGCTGCCCGGTAATTCGCCCCCTGTCTGGTACATTTTTTCAACAGGGGGACAGTTATTGCCACGAGTCCAAGGTGCGCGAGCGCCCTGGTCGGCTGTCGCCTCCTGAACGTCAACGGCCTTACGAACCATTTTCCACTTCATCGCGTGCGTGCAGATCCGGCCCTCAACAATCGGGGACCAGATGCCATAGATTCGGATGCCGTGATCGCCATAGGTGCCCGGCTCGTCGTTAAGCTCGTATGCGGTTCGGATAAGGTGATGTTTGCGGGGAACCAGTACGCCGCCCTGCTTCATAATGTAGGTGGCAAAGCAGCCCGCGTCGGCTGCAGCCAGCACGGCATCCAGACGCGCATTTTCCAGCACCGGCGCACATGCTTTTTTATCGCCGTGCGCCCTCGCTGCCTGCCTGGCCAGCAGGCGCAACTCGCGGTATGCCTGACGCCCTGGAATACCGAAGAAACGGAATTGTTGAACCCGGTGCAGGGATGCCCAGGCACTGACGTGCTCGGCGCTGTCGCGCAGTGATTTGCCCGTTTCCTTGCTGATCTCTTTTGCCAGCCCGCGCCCGTCGATGTTCTTGCTGATGTATTTGGCGATGTAGCTGGTCGGTGTGCCTTTGCGCGGGTTGATTAGTTCAGACTTGAAGCGCGGGCCGGTATTGTTGCCCAGCTCGGCGCGGTCTTCACGAATAGCAAATTTACGCAGCAGCGCAGTAAGCGTGCGGCGGTCTTTTTTGCGCATGAAGCACAGCAGATGCCAGTGCACGGTGCCATCGTGATGCGGCTCAGCAACGCGCACGCCATACCAGCGCAGCCCGGCTTTGTGCATGGCTTTGCGGAATGCGGCGAACGTATCGACCAGATAATCACTACTCTGCCGGACCGTTTCGCTGGTCCACTTCGGATTCGGTCTGCCATTGTTGAGGGTCGCGTGGAAGCGCGACGGGCAGGTGATGGTGTAGAACACGGCGCAGTCGCCGCGCATTTCTGCGATCAGCTCCAGGCCTTTCACGCATGCCATCATTTCATTACGACGGTGCGCCGGGTTGCTGCTGCTGGCGTTCACCACGTCTTCCATATCCAGCGTGTCACCGTCGGCATTAACCAGCTCGTGCGACTGGAAAAACTCCAGCGATTTGCGGCGCTGCTCGCGTTTGTGGATCACGGCTTCATAGCTGACATAAGGGGACGCTTTCTTGTTGACCAGGCAAACGGCACGCAGCTGTTCCTCCCGCCACTCGCAGCGCATTTGCCACAGTTTGCGATACCACCAGTCCGCACACAGCATTCGCGCCAGCGATCCCGGAATAAGGTCATAGGGCACTGGCTTGCGGCGGTGCTTCTTGCGGCGCAGCTGCTCAAACGCAGGCGGGATGACATCAAGACGCATAGCCTCTGACGCCACTTTTTCCCATGACTGGCGGATTTGTTCCGGTTTGACATCATTCGTCAAAAACAGATCGCTGCAGGCTGCGTCGAGACACATGCTCATATGTGCCGCAACCAGCGTAGACAGTCGCTTGACCTGTTCCTGATTCATTTCAGGCAGTACAAGCAGCCCCTCCAGTCCTTCATGGCTCGCCATAAACCGGAAGGAGGCTGACACCTGACTTTCACGCACACGCTCCAGTCGCTCAAGGCACGGCCTGATGGTTTCATGCAGATAGCGGGAATAAGCCTTTGGCCGTCCCAGCCCTTGGAAGAATTTAATTCTTTCTAGAAGTGGCTTGCTTACGTGGGCGGGTTCGGTGCTGACGTTAGCCAGAATGACCAGGTCAGGATTAAAACGCTGCTGCTCACGGGCCATTTTGGCGCGGCTGATGAGCTGATCCTGCTCCAGTTCGCGCTTGACAGGATCACGGGATTCATTGAAGAAATAGCGTTCCCAAACCTCATCACTCAGAGCATCACGGCGCAACTGCTCCTGCTCGTTGTCCGAAGCGTAGAGAGTGATCAGGTTTGAAAGCGCGGACACCGGCGCAACTTCCACCGGGACCAGATAGGGGTTAACTGCTTTTTTTGGGTTATTCCATGGGAAAACCCCGGCGGCCTCACTCGGGCCACCTTTGTCGGTTGTTAATTCAGGCATCACTGACAGGCTCCGAAGCTCACAGCGCGCCTCGGGTGTAGTGTTTCCCTTTCAGCTCAGCAATTTCCTGGCAGGTCACGCAGCACTGCACGCCCGGAATAGCTTGTCTGCGGGCTGTTGGAATTGGCGCGTCACAGTCGATACAAAGAACGCGGGCAATGCCCGGCTTTCTGGTGCGGGCGTTATGAATATGGCGCTGCAGGTTTTCTTCGACGCGCTTCTGTACGAGATCCATGGAATCAGCCATCAGTGCCATTCCCCGCGTGATTCAGCTTCATAACGGGCAACTTCACGGCGCAGTAGTTCTGCCGCCTCCACTCCGTTCATTTCCTTCTGTAGGATGTGAAGCGCCAGTGCCTCCATGCGGATGGATATGGCAAAGGCACAGCTTTTACGCTCATCCAGACGGGTCTCGTTAAACAGCTGGAATAAACCAGCATCATCTGGTCCAGTTTTGGTGGTGCGTGTTTCACTATTCCGCATAATCAATTCTCCTGAATTTGGGCAAAAGAATGCCCGGCGGGTTTACGCCATTAATTTCTGTTTTGGGTTAATTCGGCATGGTTAGCCGTTTGGGAAATAAGCTCACCACTGCACGAAAATGATTCATTGCTTTAATCAGCTCCCGCGTTTCGTCAGTGGTCAGCTCATTAATATTGACGCTGTGACGTTCTGCCGGAATTTTTGCCATGAAGAATATGGCGGCCAGTGCCCTCTCGTTCTGTTTGTGGTTAATGTCGCGGGGATCGCGCATCTCATTAATAAACCGTTCCAGCTCGCGCTCAATATTCAGGCCAAACACTTTTGCTCTCAGCTCCGCGATGTGGTTCAGCCCATTCAGGCGCTGACCGGTACTCAGTGGAACAGTCGCTGCAGGACCTTCAATAGCCATGGTTTCCCCTGTTGGATAGTGGATAGTTCGGCCAAAAGTGCATCCTGAGAGCGGCACGGGTGCCAGCGCTTACCATCTTTCCCCATGATCCAGCCATGGCCACAGTGCATTGCCGGGCTTTGCCTAACCAGCAGCGATGCGAATGAAGGTTCGTTGTTCAGCATAAACACCTCAGCTCAGCCCAAAAGAAGAACCAAGACCCGTCACGGTATCGACGACACTGGCCATTGCTGGATTGGCCTGTAAACGCGCCTGCAGCGAAATAGCGGTTAAAGCCATCAAGCGAGTAACTGAGTTGACGCTTTCAACAACCTGACGGCGGGTAGTCGCGTTTAGCTGAATACCTGAAACCGCACTCGCAGCGACACGTCCGATCTCGGCGGTGGCTTTCAGGACGTACTGAGGCATTTTCTCTCGTGCGACTTCATTGGTTGGCACACACGGCAGACAATGGATCTGCGCCAAAAAACCATCAACCAGTGTTGAGTCTTCGGTGAGATCGGTCAGCAGCCAGATATCTGGCGCTGTGAGCTGATGCGGTTGCTCAGGGTTGAGCTTATTACGCAGGGTTTGAACATTCATACCTGCACGTTCTGCCAGCTTTGCCATGTTGTGACGCAGCGCGAAGGCCCGGCAGGCCTCATTGAAATGAGGATGTTTTGATATGCGATAGTCAAACATAGTCAGTTGCTCCGTGAAGTCTCAAAATGGAACTAGTTGATAGTCACGTTGCAATCAGACAGGGCATCGACCGTCATCGCAGCGATGTTAATCATCACTTTTTCACGCTTTTTGTCCTTGCGTAAGCGATGACGAAGCAACCGCCCATCTGCAAGCATGTCGTTGATGGTGTCGATAGATAACCCCGTGAGTTCACTATATCTTTCAATAGTGACGTGAGGGGTGATGAGAGTGATTGAAATGTTAGGTCTCATGATGCAACATTCCTCGTTTAGCAATGATTAATCAGGATGAATACTGATCGTTTGTATTATGTGAACACCATAAACATACGATCGCATCATGAAATCATCAAGGTAAAAGTTCACTTGGAGTGACCATGAATTTGGAGAAAGGCGGCCGTGGTGCCATAGAGCGTATGGTTGAAGCTTATGGTTTCAAGACAAGACAAGCTTTGTGCGACCATTTGGGAATTTCGAAAAGTACTTTAGCAACACGCTATATGCGCGACTCTTTTCCGGCTGAGTGGGTGATTCAATGCTCCTTAGAGACAGGTATCTCTCTAAACTGGCTCACCACAGGACAAGGTTCAAAACAAGGTTCACATAAAGCAAACACTAAAGAACTTGAGAAGCATGTTTTGACCAATGGTTCATTACGCAAAGACGGCTCATATATTTTTGATGCAAGCTTTTTGCCTGATAATCTGAAAAATCCTATTGTTGTGATCGACGGCACTTCAGAATTTATCTGCGATATGGATTATGGGAATGTGCGTGACGGCATGTGGGTAGTGAGTATTGATGGAGAGGTTGCTCTAAGGAGTTTGACACGTCTTCCAGGTAGCCGACTTCGCATAGATGGGGGAAATAGTTCATTCGAATGCGCAATTGCGGATATTGAGATACTTGCAAAAGTTTTAGTTAGTTGCATCCGATAAAAGGAATTTCTATGACAACGACGTCCGAATCCAATGATGAACAGAATGAAAATGGTGATCTTAGGGCCGTAAAGCGCCTCTATGAGCTGACTATTCGCATAAGAGACTTTGAGATAACTCAGTTATCTCAACGTAATAATTTTTTCATGATTTTTCAGGGCGTTCTTTTCGCAGGTTTAGCCACTCTATACCAAAATGACAAGGGTGAAGCATTCGTTCCTTTCATTGCTCTTGTTGGCCTAATTGTATCGTTCTTTCAAATAGGAATTTCTTCTGGTGCAAAATATTGGCAAGAATATTGGGAGGAGGCGGTTAAAGAAATTGAGGAAGAATTACTCCGTGTGATGTCACTGAAAGGGCATGAAACACGTGAGAAAGTTTACCGTATATTCAGCATTGCGATGGTAGAAGTAGATGCTAAGGTCAAAGATCGATTAAATCGCTCAAGCACAAACATGATAATAAAATTTTTAGTATCTTGTAAATTTTCAGTTAGTCGCATACCAATATACACTGCTCTAACATTTTTCGCCCTTTGGCTATCCCTAGGTATATATAGTTTTATTGGACGTCATTTCTTGATTCTTTGGATATAAGGAATATCAAATGGAAAACTTATCCTACACACAATTCAGCCATGTAGATTTTAACGATCCCTTCTTCGATTCACTAAAAAATGATTATCCGGACTTTGCGGGATGGATTGATAAGAAAAAAAATGATCCATCAGCATTAGCTTATGTTCTTTTTAATGAACAAAACAACATTGAAGGTTTTTTGTATCTGAAAATCGAAAATGAGAATGTAACTGACGTGACCCCTCAATTACCGATGAGAAAGCATCTAAAGGTTGGTACATTCAAATTTGAGTCACGTGGGACTCTTCGAGGTGAACGTTTTATTAAAAAGATATTCGACCATGCTTTAGAATGCGATGCGGAAGATATTTATGTAACGGTTTATCCAAAGCACGCTTATCTTATTAGATTATTCAAATCGTTTGGATTTGATATTGTTGGTTCGAAAGGTCCTGACGATAATGCGGAAGACGTTTTATTAAAAGAAATGCAGAACGTTCAGTTGACCGGAGATATAGTGAATGACTATCCATTCATACATCATTCAGATAGTAATAGAAAATTCATTCTCTCGGTAGATCCCCATTACCATACAAATCTTTTCCCGGACTCTATACTGCGTACAGAATCTCCTAGCATTGTCAACGACGTGTCACATACAAATAGTATAAGAAAAATATATATTTGTGCTATGCACGGAGTTACATCATTTAGACCTAATGACCTTGTTTTAATCTATCGGACGAACAAAGGACTTTCTGGTCCTGCATATTATAATTCAGTAATCACTTCGTTATGTGTGGTTAGTAATGTCAGGCATATCGATGAATTCGATACAGAAGACAGCTTTATAAATTATTGTAAAAAATATAGTGTTTTTGACATTAAAGATTTAAGTTATTTTTATCGCTCGAAAAAATATCCATTCATAGTTTCATTCACATATAATTTAGCTTTTCCTAAAAGGCCAAATCGTGCTAAACTTATTTCTGAAGTTGGTTTGAATTCTAGTGCCTACTGGGGGGTATTAGATTTATCCGACCAGCAATTTGAACATATTATTAAACTTGGTGAAGTAGATGAAAGTATTATTGTCAATTAAACCTGAATATGTTGAAAAGATTCTTGATGGAACAAAGAAATTTGAATTCAGAAAAGGAATCTTCAAAAACCCAGATGTTAAATCTGTGGTTATATACTCAACTATGCCAGTAGGTATGATTGTTGCTGAGTTTGATATCGCTGATGTTATTGAAGATAAGCCAAGTACGGTATGGAAAAAAACCTGTCGTTACGCTGGCATTAGCAAACAGTTTTTTGATTCGTATTTTCACAGTAAAGAGAAAGCCTTTGCTATAAAAATTGGTGAGTTAAAAATTTACGATCAGCCCCGCCACCTTAGCTCATTAGGCGAAAACATCACAGCACCTCAATCTTATAGATACCTGTGATGTATGTTACTTAGAACAACATACGTTGACACTGTTTATGTATACAGTAAAAATGCTCTCCAAAATGGAGGGCATTTTTTATGGCAGTACGAAAACTCGACTCAGGAAAATGGATTTGCGAATGCTACCCCTCTGGACGAAGTGGGCGTCGTGTGCGTAAGCAGTTCGCCACTAAAGGCGAAGCACTGGCTTTTGAGCGTCATACGATGGATGAGGCAGAGGCTAAGCCCTGGCTGGGTGAATCGGTAGACCGTAGGACTTTGAAAGATGTGGTTGAACTCTGGTTCAAACTGCACGGTAAATCCCTGACCGCCGGTGAGCATGTTTACGACAAATTGCTCCTGATGGTCGATGCACTCGGAAACCCTCTTGCTACTGATCTCAGCTCGAAATTGTTCGCGCATTACCGTGACAAACGCCTGACGGGTGAAATCTATTTCAGTGAGAAGTGGAAGAAAGGGGCTAGCCCTGTAACCATTAACCTTGAACAAAGCTATCTGAGTGGCGTTTTTAGTGAATTGGCCCGACTCGGAGAATGGGCAGCACCGAACCCGCTGGAGAACATGCGCAAATTCACCATTGCCGAAAAAGAAATGGCCTGGCTAACGCATGAGCAGATCACAGAGCTTCTAAACGACTGCCAACGCCAAAGCACCCTGCTCGCTTTGGTCGTTAAAATCTGCTTGAGTACCGGAGCACGCTGGCGCGAAGCGGTGAACCTCACTCGCTCTCAGGTCACGAAGTACCGAATCACATTCGTCAGGACCAAAGGCAAAAAGAACCGAAGCATTCCGATTAGCAAAGAGCTTTACGAGGAAATCATTGCCCTGGACGGCTTCAAGTTCTTTACGGATTGCTACTTCCAATTTTTATCTGTGATGGACAAAACCTCCATCGTACTACCACGCGGCCAGCTTACCCACGTTCTGCGCCACACATTTGCAGCGCACTTTATGATTTCCGGCGGGAACATTCTTGCACTCCAGAAAATCCTGGGCCATCACGACATAAAAATGACCATGCGTTATGCCCATTTAGCCCCAGATCACCTTGAGACAGCGCTACGTTTTAACCCGTTAGCTACCATGATAACTGCTTAAATTGAAAGCACCGCTCATCCGCACTCACCGCGTTTTAGCACGTTTGAATCTCGATTTATTCAACTATGTATGCCACTATAAGTTAGCTTGGTTTTCAAAGATTCTTAGCAGCTGATTTCTCTAATAAATTTGGCTACCTAGACACCAAGTTAAGAGGGATAAATAATGATAAATATCAATCAACTATGTGATTACATCATCACAAAAATCTCAGCTTCAGGCGAAACTATGTCTAATTTGAAGCTGCAAAAATTGGCGTATTACGCTGATGCTTGGTATCTGGCTTTTTTTGATGAAAAGTTAGTGGATGAGGGGTTTCAAGCGTGGATTCACGGCCCAGTAAGCCGTGCGATTTATAACCGATTCTCTTCTACAAAATCACTGTATTCGGACATCACGATTGCAGATTGCACTCCTGGATTTGATCTTTCATCTATTCCAGCCGCTGCCGCAGCTCATATTGATGGCGTTCTTGAAGTCTATGGTGCTTTTTCTGGTGCACAACTTGAAGATATGACCCATAAAGAAGAGCCATGGATTAAGGCTCGTGAGGGTTACAGACCGTCAGCACGTTGCGAGGTAGTCATTGATCGCAACATAACTAGAGATTTTTACCGTAGCCGATTGAATTAA